TTCGGGGGTGTAGGCGGGCGTGCTGATGCCCGGCCAGAAGAGGTGCCAGTTGTGGCGGCAGTTTGCACCGCCAAAGCCTTGTACATCGCCGTAGCCGATGTCCTTCAGGCTCAGGTAGCCGGGCTCGCCGTCCAGGCTCACGATCTGGCCCTGCCACCAGCTGTGGTTGGTGTAGTCCGGCCCGCCGTCGCCGGTGCGGGCGCCGCTGTGGGCACTCAGCTCCATAAAGCGGCAGTTCAGCTGCCGGGCATTGTGCAGCGAGATGTCAATGGCCGTTTGATTGATGCCGGTCACCATGGCGCGGCGCACCACGGTCTCCAGCGTGTCCACATGGCCGCTGGGGTAGGTGCAGGCACCCACGCCCTGGGCGGCCAGAGTCTCCAGCCCGCGGCGGATGACCTGCTCGGAGCTGTATGCCCCGGTGACCACGGCCAGGTGCCCCTCATCCAGGATGCGCCCCAGCTGGGCCTGATGCGTCTGCACCATGTTTTTATTGCCCATCAGAAGGCGGGTCTGGGTCAGGTTGCGCAGGGTGTTCATGGTGCGGCGAAAGCCGCTCTGGGCGATCTGCTGGGCCGCCGGGCTGAGCTGAAGCGAAACGGCCTCAGCCGCTGCCTGCGGGGGCAGGCCGGCTTTGTCCTGCCGATCGGCCTCCAGCATGGCGGCGGCGAATACCTTGGCCGCTTTGTTGGATACCCCCGCCAGCTGGGAAAACTGCCGGATGAGGTAGCTGGTGCTGGCCCCCATGGCTTTGGCCCGCTGTGCCTGCCACAGGGCCGAGGCGGTGACGGTGTAGTCCGCCTCCAGAATGTGCCGGGCCATGTCCCGCAGAATGCGGCCGTTCAGCTGGTCGAAGGCAGCAGCGGCCCGATCGGCGTAGCCATCTACCTGTTCGGGGTGAAGCATGGTGCCTCCTTACGAAAGGTTGAGCACATCGCCGCCGCCTTCCTCCACTGCTTCGGCCACGGCGCGGCGGGCGTCGTCCTCGCTCAGGCCCCGCCACTCCATCAGGTAGCGGTACTTGGGCCACAGGCCGTCCCGCACGTCCTGCCGGTCGGTCTCCCGACGGGTGCCGGTGTCGGTGATGTAGCTGTCGTCGAAGTTGATGGTAAGGGGCGTATCCGGATCCACCGGCGCGCCCAGCAGGGTTTTGCCGGCCCACAGCAGCGCCCGAAGAATCTGCAGCAGCGCCGCCTCGATCTCGATCTGGTGGCGGTTGGCGTGCTGCACCATGTCCTGCCGGTCGCCGGTGTACTCGGTGGCGGTTTTCACCGCGCCGCTGCTGAACTGGTAGTGGTGGGTGCCCAGGCCGGTCTTGAAGCTGAAGTAATCCAGTGCGTCCTGTACGGCCCGGCTGTTGGCCTCCACCCGAAGGTCCGGGTTGTACTCGTGCCAGTCCGGCTCTTCGTCTGGGTCGCTGCCCGGGGTGTGCACAAACAGCTGCTGGCGCACACTGTCCGGCGAGGCGAAGTGCTGCCGGCCGTCCTTGTCCACCCAGCTTTTCAGCAGGCTGCGGCTGTAGAACACCTTCTTGCCGCCCAGCAGAATGTCCCGGTTGTAGTTGTCGAAGGCCAGGTCGCACATCTTGGCTGCGTCGACGGCCTCGGCGAACACGGCCATGCCCAGGCCCGGGCCACCCGGGCGGTTTTTCAGCACGTTGGGCCGGAAGAGGGCAAACCAGGGTAAGCTGCTGCCGGTGGAAAAGTTGGAAAGCATCCCGTCGGGCAGCGGTGCGGGATTATAAGCGGCCTCTTCGGCCTCCTCGCTCTCGCTGGTAAAGTACTCGTTGGTGATCTGGTAGCCGGCTTTGGTGCGCCGGTGCACCTGCAGGTAGATGCAGCTTTTGCCGTCCATGGTCACTTCGCTGGCAAAGGCCACGTCGATCACCTGCCCGTGCCGGATGGTGATGGGCAGAATACACTCGGCGGGCAGGTAGTCCATGCACAGCTGGCCTTCGGGGCTGGCCACGGCCTTTCCGACCTGTACCGTCAGGCCCTCCAGGCTCATCACAAAGGCGCCGGTGCCGCTGCGCATGGCCAACTCTACCAGCTCGTTGGCGTGCTGCCAGAAGGCAAGCTGCCCCAGCATGCCGCCGGTCTGGCCGCCGTCCGGGCCCAGCAGCCAGTCGGCGGTACTTTTGTCCTGGGCGGTCACGGTGGTTTTGTCGTTTAAAAGCAGGCTGGCCCAGTCCTCACAGGCCCGCTTGGGCATGCGCAGGCGGTACATGGGCCGTTCGTGGATCACATCGTCCAGCCCGGCCTCTTTGACCGTATGGAACGGGGAATACTCGCCCCGCCACCAGGCCCGCCACTCATCAATGGCGGCGTAGTAGCTGCCCTCAATGTGCCAGCCGCGTGTTTTGTTCAGCCAGGTCACAAATTTCAGGATGTTCACGTTTCTCTCCCCGTCAGGTATTTGTAGCCGCGCTCGATCGTGTACTCGAAGGCGTCCAGCGTGTCGATGTCGGTGGTTCCGTCGTCCAGACGCTCGTCTTTGCCCGGGTGCTTGCCGCTGTACAGTGCGGTGGAAAGCGCGTTCCGCAGAGTGGCCGCGCCGGGCATGGTCCAAAAACGCCCGCCGCCCATGAGAATGGACGTCAGGCGTATGCGGTCAATGATCTCGATCTTTTTGGAGTTGTAGACCCGCCCGGCCAGCCAGGAAAAGCGGCTGGACAGCAGCGCAGAGCGCAGGCTGCCGATCAGGGTCTGCTCGGCCGAGTCCGCAAACACGGCGTGGATCTCCCCGAAGGCGGCGAACACGTCCTCCGCGAACTGGAGAAACCGATCGGCCAGAAATGCCGTGTCGGTGCCTTTGGGGTCAATGCGGCGGCTGATCAGCCCCACCACACCCCGGCGGCCGGGCAGAATGGCCGTGGCCACAAAAGCATGGAAGCTGCCGTTGCCGCCGAAGTCCACCCCGATGTGGATCCGGCTGCCCTCGGGAAGAGGCTTGTCCGGCGGCCAGTCGAAGCGATGGTCCCCGGCGGCCAGGCTGTCCGCAAACAGTCGGTAAATAACGCCCTCGGCGGCCATCCACTGTCCCAAAATGAAGCGGTTGTAGTAGACGGTGCCCTGATACTCCTGTTTGAGGGCCGCGACGAATTCCGGCGGCAGGTGCGGGTTGTCATCGATGGTGGAAGTCTGGCAGAAAACGTCCGCGCCGCTGTCGATGAACACCTTGAGAAAGTGGTGCGGGTCGGCCGGGTTGGCGGTGCCGTCGAAAGTACTGTGGGCACAGCGCAGGCGGCTTTTGAGCATCTGGAACACCTCTTCGTTCCAGGTGGTCATCTCGTCGCCGTAGGCGTACTCAATGGTCATACCCTGCAGCCGTGCCACGTGCTTTTTGTTGTCCGCGCCCAGAATGTGCACCCGGCGGCCAAAAAGCTGGGCGGTGTTGTCGCTGCTGATGGTGCCCACCAGCTCGGGCCCCCAGATGTCCCGCATGGGCTCCAGAATGTTCCGGCTGAGGGTGCCCTGGGTGTTGCCCAGCATCACGGCCGCGCCCTGGCCGCGCAGCGCACACAGCCGCTTGGGGATGACCACGGCGTAGTCCAGCCAGCTTTTGCCGCTGCCCGTGGCCCCCACCTTCAGGTTCCACCGGTGGCTGCAATGGGCCAGATACTCCTGCTGCTTACTCGATAGCACTGTCGATGCCCTCCAGCAGCTGCGCGGCTTTGGCCAGGGTATCCTCGCCGGTGTCCTTGGGCGGGGTCTCTTCGCCCAGCAGCTTCGCCAGTACGCTTGCCGCTCGGGCGTCGCCTGCCGCGGCTGCCTCGGTCAGCCCCACGATCACGGCCATCTGGTTGTCGATGTCCTCGGGGGCGATATACCGGCGGGCCAGCCGGTTATACAGGCGCTTGTCCGAAACCGGCAGAGAAAGATAGAGATCGGCGGCCTGACGAAGGCTGCGCTTGCGGCGGCGTGCCTCGCCACTGGCAATGCCGCCCGCCTGCCCCAGAGACCTTGCTTCTTCCTTGCTTCTCTGGTCCATGGGGACCAGATTCTTATATCCATCTTCACGGGGCACGTCACCACCTCTCTCTTGAAATAGTCATAAAAAATCCCCGGCGGCGCACGGACGGATGTCTTTGATCCAAAAAATGTGTGCGCATCTCCCGCCCGCCGGGGCATCTGGAATCTGCCCGCTGACCGGGGCACGGGTGCCGCTCACTCACCCAGAGCGGCCAGGGTGTGCAATGTGGGACCCCGCGACAAGGGATCCGGCCGCGGCCCCGCTTCATGCGGCGGGGTCGAGGATATAAAAAGCACCGGCCCTGCTTGCGGATGGGTCGGTGCTAGGTGTGCGGCAGACGACTGAACGGCGCGGCCTGCCGGCGCGCCTGGAGAAAAAGAACAATGGAGGTTCGCATGGAAGCGGCGGCGTTCCCTCTTTCCGCTGCTCCACACTATTAGTTTAGCAGATCAGATACTGACATGAACTGACATCTTTTTTTCAAATGGCTTTAATGGTTCAAAAGCCCTTCCTTTTCCAGCTTATACTCCACCAGTGCGCGCAGATATTCCGGGCATTCACGCACACCCAGCTCCCAGTTCTGCACCGAGCGGTAGGGAATGCCGAAGTATTCGGCAAACTCCGGGCGGCTCATGCAGGCTTTTTCGCGCAGTTCCTGAATGGTCATGGCAAGTCCTCCTTACTTCTCGAAAATCACCCGCAGGATCATGCGGACAACGCAGAAAATCAAAATAAACGCAATCCAACTTTTAACACTCATCGGTTTACCTCCTTGCTTTTATCGGACGTTTGGGTATAATAAAAGCAAGGGGGCCGGGCTGCCACCCAGCCCCCTGCTTTCCGCTTTAGTTAAGCCCCAGCAGCTTAACCAAAGCCGCACCGATCACGGTGCTTACGACATCCAGAATCAGGGACCAAATCCAGCTTCTGGACTGCGCCGCAGGCTTTTGCCTGCGGCGTTTTTTCTTTGCCATGCTCCTCACTCCTTTCCTCTGAACTGTTTATAGTATACACCCATTGGGTGTATTTGTCAAGCGGCTTTGAAACATTTTTTCGCTGTTTCGAGAAAAATATCCGGCGGATTTTACCCGCCGGATATTTTTAATCAATCTTTAGCTGCTCCGTTGCCTCTTCGGCCCGGCGGTACACCTGCCGCTCACTCAGGTTTACATCCATGGCAATCTGAAACCACTTGCGCCCCAGCAAATACCGCCTGAATAGAATGTCCTGATCCGCTGCATTCGGCACCGTATGAATGGCAGCCACCACCTCACATCGGGCGGCGTTGCAGACGGCGATCTGGTCCAGCAGCTCCTGTTCTGCCTGAAGGATGTTCTCCACCGCCCGCGGCAGGCCCTGGCCGTCAGGTGTTCCACCGGGCATGCCGTCAAAGGCTGTGCTGCCGCCGATCGCACGCTGCCGCTGAACTTCCAGTTCATCCCTCAGCAGCTTTTCCCGGTTCAGTGCATCCAGATAGCGCCCGAGCCAGCGGCGCTTTTCGCTGTGGGTCATGCCTGCATCCCTCCTTCAAAACGTCTTATCTCCCGTAGCCGTGCGGATGATCTGGCAGGCAAGGCCCAGCAGTTCGTCCGGGGCGGCACCCTTGTGCTTTGCCAGGTGGTAGGCCCTGCGCAGTGCCTCGGTGTCCTTCGTTACGTCCACAAAAATCCTGCACAGATGCTGGGTTTCCTCCAATGCCGCTGCATAGCGCTCATATTGCGCCAGAACCTGCTGCTTTTCGCGCTTTGCCTCGGGTTTCGGCAGAAGGCCGGTGTGCCAGTCGTGATAAATCCGGCGCAGGCTCAGATACAGCAGGCCTTCCGGCGCGGTTAACTGGTCAGGCATGCTCAATTCGGCCGCTGCCCTGCGTTCCAGCTCGGCGGCCGTCATGCTTCGGCCTCCGCAAGGTTCAGGTAGCGCAGGATTTCATCGCGTGCGGCCTCCCAGCCATAGCAAACGCAGGCGTCGTATCCGGCCCCTTGCAGCTGGTGCACCCACCAGGTCTGCTCCGGTGACGGCCGCCCGGCGGGGGTCTTCAGTTCGATGTACAGGCCGGCGTATGGGCCGCGTCTTACCGGCAGGCACAGATCCGGCACGCCCCGCTTTACCCCCATCCGCTTGCGGCGGGCTGCCTGCTGGGGGCTGCATTGGCGCTCGTTCTCGATGTGGTACAGCAGGGCCAGTTCCGGCCATTGATGCCGTACAGAGGCCTGCTGCGCCCACAGCATCAGCGCATACTGGTGCCCGTCCTCTTTGGAGAGGTCAAGGTTGTGGCGCTTTGCTTCGGCCATGGGCTCACCTCCGGTTCAGCAGGCGGCTCAGCACAAGGCTGGCCTCCAGCTTGTTCATCTCGTCCGGCAGCTCGTACCGGCCTTTGGCGATCCGGCGGATGAGCTGCATCTGCTTTTCGGTGGCGGGGGCATTCCGCCAGCGCTTGACCCGCTCCACGTTCCACAGGTATTCCTGGTCGGGATATGCTTCCTTCAGGTGGGTGTAGGTGCGGTCCAGCGCCTCCTGCATTGGCATGTACTGCCCGCCGAAGTGCACATTGCCCAGCTCGTCCGCTTTGGGGATGACGATGCACTGGCCCTTCAGCAGGCTGCACACCATCCGGCCGTCCGGCATCCGGAAATAGTTCACCCCATGGGTGGTATACTTCTGCTCCTTGGCCCACAGATCCACCGTGGTGATGTTGCGAATCCAGCTCTGGGGGCAGTCAGCGGCGCGCTCGGCCTTATCCGGCAGCTCAAACAGCAGGCCCTGCACATCCTGCAGGCGCTTGGGCGGCACGTCCGTCAGGTCAATGCCCAGCAGGGTGGGGGCCGTGCACAGGCTGGCCTTGCCGGTCACGCCCACGCAGTCAATGAGGGTCAGGCGCTGCTTGCCCGGATACAGCCGCAGGCCGCGGCCCACCATCTGGGTGTACAGCCCGTCGGACTGGGTGGGCCGTGCGATGATCACCGTCTCCACCCGGGGAATGTCCGTGCCCTCGGTGAACACCATGCAGTTGACAAGGCACGGGATTTCTCCTGCCGTGAACCGGGCGATGAGCTCGGCCCGGTTCTTGGTCTCGCCGGTGACCACCTCGGCCCCGGGAATGTGCTTGGCGATCTCGTGGCACTGGGCCACATTCACGGCAAAAATCAGGGTGGCACCTTTTGCCAACTTGAGGTAGGCTTGCGCAATGGCATCGGCGGTGCCCTCCATGGCTTCGGCCAGCTCGCCGGGGGCGTAGTCACCGCCGCGGGTGTGCACACCACGCAGGTCATAGCCGATGTTCACCCGCTTGCAGTCGATGTCCGACAGATACCCGTTGCGGATGCCCCAGCGCAGATCACGGTCAAAGAGGATCTCGCTGAATACGCCATTCAGCCGGGCGTGGTCGGCCCGGTTGGGCGTCGCGGTGAAGCCCAGCAGCAGCCGCGGGCGGAAGTAGTCCAGAATCCGGCGGTAGCTCTTTGCGGCGGCATGGTGTGCTTCGTCCACCACGATCACGTCGAAGGCATCGGGGGCATACCGGTCAAGGCGGCGCGCAAGGCTCTGCACCGAGGCGCTGACCACCTCCGCCCCCGGCGGGGCGTGCTGCGCGCCCTGCTCCACGCCGGTGGTGCAGCGGAAGTATTTCAGGGGCTGCTGGACAAGTTCTTCGCGATGGGATAGAATAAGCATTCGCCCGCGAAAGGGCAGATGCGTGAAAATCACGGTTTTGCCCATGCCCGTGGCCAGACGGCACAGATATGCGCCGGAGCCTTTGGCCGCAATGGCCGCCAGGCATTCCTGCTGATACGGGCGCAGGGTAATGGAATCTGCTTCCATAGGAACCTCCTGTTCATTGATTTACGCTTAAATTTAAGCGTAAATTTAAGCGAATTAAGCGTAACACCCATAACACCCCCGTAACACCTGGGGGTGTTACGCTTTTTGAACGATGTATAGATGAAAATCATGGGTGTAACACCGTAACACCTCTTTGCACAAACTCTATAAGGGCTTCACACACCCCCCTCTCTATTGGGGGGTATGTGTTTCTCTATATAGTGTGTTTATGGTGTGTTACAGGTGTTACGGTGTTACAATGACGTTTTTGGACGCTGATGCGCATGTTTTGCGTAACACCTGCCGTCGCGGAAGGTGTTACGAAGGTGCTACAAAAGCTCTGAATTTGCACAATCGTCATCAGACTGTTCACAATCTTGTACAAGATGCAGGCAAACGCAGCGCACTACACTGCCGCTGATGCGCTTCGCAATCGTGCTTTTGCCCCCGCTGGTGCGGATGAGGTCCGCGCTTTTCAGGTAGCTGAGTAGGGCGGTGGGGTTGTAGCCTGCCTCGTCGGCCACACGGCGAAACACCGAGTTGATGACGTACACCCAGTCGCCGTCCAGCAGGCCGTAGATGTCGCCGGTGGCCGTCTCCGGCCGCAGCCGGTTCAGGTTCTGGCTCACCCAGTCGCACATATACTCGTAGCCACGTGCGCCCAGCGAGACCGCTTCCCGGCTGGCAAGGAACTGCCCCAGGTCGGCAGCGGAGAGGGCGTTTCCGTCCCGGAAGATCCACGCGGTGGCAAGCTGGTCCGCCGCCACGATCAGAGCGGCCGCCATGGCCTGCTTGTCGGTGGTTTCGGCCGAGTTCAGCATCGCGAAGGCTGCCTCATACAGGGCCTTTGCCTTGTCCAGTGCGCCCGGCTGCAAAAGCTGCTGCACAAACTCCCGCCCGGCGTGACCGTAATGAGTGCGGAAGGCCTGGGCGGCGGCGTGGCCGTCCTGCACTACCTTGTGGGCACTGGTGCACTCGATCTCGATCACACGGTTTACGGCACCGGCACCGGCGCCCAGCGTGTTGATGGGGGTCTCGCCGGTGGTGATCATGGCGTTGGCCCAGGTAGGGGTGACGTCCACACCGCCGGCTTTATTGCCGCGGATGCGCCCGGCGCCCTGGCTGAGGCGGTACACGTTGAACACCACCTGCCCGCGGGCGTTTTTGGCAAGCTGAAGCTCGTCAATGCACATGGGCAGGCTGTTTAAAAATGCAGCCGTGCGCTCATAGCCCACATCGGTGCCGTCAAAGGTTTTGATGTATTTGCCCATTTCGGGGCTGGCCCATACGGACGCCGCTGCCATCAGGGCAACGGTTTTACCGGTAGAAGAATCCACGCCCCACAGGTGCACAAAGAACGGCAGCACTCCCAGAGGCTTCACCAGCACGCTGGCAAAGCTGGCGGCCAACACAATGCGGGCGGCGCAGCCTTCGCGCCGGAAGGCAATGGCAGCCTCTTTCCAGGCGGCGTACTCCCCGGCGGGGTGGGTCGCGTTGAAAATGGCCGCATATTCCGGCCCGCCATCGTAGACAAGATCCTGCACATAGGGGCTGAACCAGCCTTCACTGACCCAGCCCAGCCGGCCGACCGACTTGCTCACCGGCAGCCGGTCGTAGTTCATGCTGTACAGGTCGGTGAGATAGTCGCTCAGGTCGTTGGCCATGCGGACGTTAATGCCCAGTCCAGCGTCTGAGAGTTTGACCAGTTCTTTGGGAACGGCGTACTGGCTGCAGGGGACGATCAGCTTGCGCCAGCAGCCGCCCTTGCGGAAGGCAAACTCGACCTTTTCGGCCCCGGTGTCAATGTTTTCAAAGCGCCGTGTCAGCAAGACGGGGAACTGGCAGGCCACCACTTCGCTCATGCCAACGCCGCGCCGCACACCGAACTCGTCCACCACCCAGTCGCCGCAGTTCAGCTCCAGGGGCTGGCCCTGCGCGCTGGTGAGGTTTTCTTCCGGTAAAAAGGCGGCCCGCTGGCTCTCACAATAGGCCTTGTACAGGGCCTTGAAATTGGGCACGCCCGCTTCCTTGGCCGCCGCGGCCATCTTTTCCAGCCGGCGCTTCTGGTCGAATGCGTTCTTTATGGCGAACAGCTCGGCAAAGGGCTTGTCCGTCTCCAGATAGTCTTCTTTTGTGTAGCTCAATCAAGCATCACCTTCTTCCTTGATGTATTCCAGATACTCCGCGTTCGCCAGCTCCAGCGCGTACCGGGCAGCCCAGCGGTCTTGCCCGGGGCGCGGCCGGGGCAGGGCATAAATGCCCCGCAGTACCAGCGTTACAGCCCAGCGAGCCTGTTCGGCGGCGGCTTCGGCAGCCAGCCGCTCGGCCCGGCGTTGCTGCCAGTTATCAGAGGCAGCCGATGCCGGAGCGTCAAACAGGCCGAGGCCGAAGTCGGCATCCAGCCGCTGTGCGGCCGCGGCGGGCGAAAGCCCAAAGAGCTTTTCGGCAAAATGCACCACATCACCGCCCACCCCGCAGCCAAAGCAGTAAAAGCCGCCCGTGCCGGGGTAAATCTTAAAGCTGGGCGTTTTTTCGCTGTGAAAGGGGCAGCAGCACCAGCCGTGGGCGTCGGGGCGCAGCCCGTACCGTTCGGCCGCGGCCTGCATGGGCACTGCCTGCACAATGCGGCCGAACACCTCCGGCGGCAGGCCCGTGCAGCGGCGCACCGGCTCATTTGCGGCGCGGCGGCGGTTCATGGGGCGGCGAAAAACATGGCGCATCATCAGAAGGGAAGGTCGTCGCTGTCATCCAGAATGGTGAAATTCGTATCCACGGGCCGGGCTTCCGGCTCCAGCAGCTTCTTGGGCGGCACGGTAAAGTCACCATCCTGAATGGCCTTTACGCTGCGCACAGCGACCACCCGCAGCCGGGTCTTGATCTCGCCGTTGTACTCGTACTCTTCCTCACCCAGCACCAGGCCCACCCGCTTGCGCGCCAGGGTGGCCTCGTCGTTCTGGAAGACATAGCCCCGGTTCGAGACCTGCACGCTGGTGAGAAATGCCTTAAAGAACGGCTGCGCTTTGGGCTTGTAGCTGCGGATTAGGGTGCCGCCGCCGGGCCACTTGTCCAGCGCCAGCCGGTCGCGCAGCTCCCGGAAATAGTTCTTGAAGGGGCCGTCGGCAATGTCAAATTCAATGCGCAGGTATTCCTTTTCGGGCACATCCTCGGCTCGGACAATGCCGCACACATAGCCGCCGGGGGTCAGGCGGGCGTCGGTTGCTTCGCTTACGTTGTTCCAGTCAATGTTTTTCATTTTTCCTCTCCCAGTACTTCACAGTTGTTGTAGGCGTATTGAATCATGGCGGAGACGATCTTGCAGGCCGAAAGGCCCGTGCGCTGCATCAGGTCGCTCACCATCAGGGATGCATCGGGGCGAATGCGCACCAGATTGCCGCACTCGCCGGTGTAGCCCTTGGCACGGAAAACCAGTTTATCCATGGGTAGCCTCCTTCGTCATGCCGTAATACTCGCGAATGACCTTGTCCACCGCAGCCAGATCGTTGGGAATGAGGTCGTCCTCAAACATTCCCAGAGGGCTTTTTACCGTGTCCCGCCCGCTGTTGTGGGTGGAAAAGAAGTAGCGGCCATCCTGCACCACGGTTTTCAGCACGATGGTATACAGGCCCTCCAGAGTAACTTTCTCGTCCAGCAGCTTGCCCACGGTCTTGAACTTTTCGTTCCCCTTATCGTCTGTTTCCGAATGGCCGATAAAATAAACGATTTTGTCCTCGGGCAGAGCCGCCGCCCGGCGCACCAGCGTGTAGTAGTTCAGGGCCATGTCGGTGAATTTCTGATAACCGGAGATTCTGGCCGTGCGCATGAACTCGTTGGTCATCAGATAGGTGGCGTCGTCGATGATGATGGAAGGCTGCTTGATGCGCTGCAGGGCGTCGTCAATGCGCTCGTAGTTGTCGGTGTTCAGGGTGCGCAGCGGCGAGCGGAAGGGCAGCGGTTTGCCGGATACGTTGATCACGGCCACGTCGTTCGGCGTAAAATTCCGGATGCTGGTGGATTTGCCGGTTCCAGACTGGCCGTAAAGCATTGCGATGATTGCCATTGTTCTTTTTCTCCTTGTTACTTGATTTGTACGTTCAGGTTGTCCACAAGCGCCGCGCCCGGCACCTCCGCGCCGGATTTGATGGCGGCCTTGATGGCAGCCTTGTCGGGGCTGCGGGTGACCTTTTCGGTGATGTAGGCGGCGGGGAGCGCCTGCTCATCAAACACGCACACCGAGGCCGACCGCCGGAAGCTCACCACGCATTCGTCCGCCGTGAACTTTTTACCGCCCAAAGCATCCGCAAGATACTGCTTCAGGGCGTCGGCTTTCTTCTGGGTGGATTTCAGTCGCTCGTCGAACGCGTCCCGCTCGGCCTTTAAGGCCACCACGGACGCATTCAGGTTCTTCACCCACAGGGCAACGTTCCGGATTTTATCGGCCCGCTCCATCTGGAGGTTTGCCAGCGCCTCCTCGTCGATCAGCTCCCCCGTTTCCGGGTCGATGCAGGCCAGGATGGCCCGGTCAATTTCGTAGAGGGTCATTCTTTGCTCTCCTCCTTTTCGGGCAGCGCAGGGATCCCGCGGCTCTGGGAGTATTCTTCGATGATCAGGCGGACACGGCCTGCAAAAGACTGAAACGGACCTTTGCCCGCCAGCAGCTGGGTCAGAATGCCGTTCAGGTAGCGGTCGCCGAGTTCCAGATTGCCGCACGCGTAGCTCAGCACACCGATGTAGTCGATGTCCACCAGCGGCTCGCGCCGTTCGTCTGCGCCGCCTTTTGCCGCAGCAGCCAGATTTTCCATGATTTCCATGCTGTCTCGCATCATTTTTATTTCTCCTTTACTTTGCGCCCGCAGCGGTGCAGCGCGGGCATGTACTCGGGCGTTCGGTCCTCGCGAGGCTTTTTCGTGGGCACGCAATCCCGGCAGGTGTACGGCGTGCGATAGCTGCCGCCGTAGCACTTCGTGGCGGGCCGCTTGCAGTGCGCACAATCCATGTCACACTTCATAGTTCGCCGCCTCCTTGTCAAAAAGGCTCAACTGACCGGGGATTTTCCCCGGTGCGCTGTCCCAGCTTACGCCGATGTAATCCAAAACGCGGCCCCATCCGTACCATTGGCCGGTCTCGTCCTGCATCACGTGATGCATCCAAAAGTCCCATGCTTTCGGGTTCTCGTCACGCAGTCGGTCGAATCG